GTCTTGGCCCCGGTCGGAACGCGGGCCCACGCGACACCCTCACGCTTAGCGTTCAGAGCCATGGTCGCCCGGCCGGGCTGCTTCACGTACTTGTCAGCAGCGGTCAGCAGCGGACCAACAATTGCCTCAGGCGTTGGCGTCCAGAGATGGCTGGCAAGATACCGAACCTTCGACTCAACAGCGTCCGCCGGCACGTTAGCCGCAAGAGCCACACGGAACCGACCAGACGCCCCATCAGCAGCTCTCTGCTCCTGATACCACTCAGCCGCAACCGAAGCCGCCACAGAGCCATACTGGGCCGTCAGGACAGGCATGAACTCCAACAGGGCATCACGAACCATCTCAGGGCGGGTGAAGTCCAGTGATCGGACGAACGCCTCAAGAGTGTCCTTCACGCGCTTAGAGAGTTCGCTGTTGGCGGCACGGACCTGCTCAATATCCTCCCGTGCCACCATTCAGCTATTCCCCCTCGGCGCGGATCGTGATCGGCTGGCCCGGAATGAACTTCACGCCATCCAAACCAACAAGCTGGGCAGCGGACTCAGCATCAACGCCGGCGCGCCGAAGCGTACCCAGCGCGGCAGCCTTCAAATTCAGGACCTCAGCGTCAGCCTTAGCCGCATCATCCGGAACCGCCCCGCCAGGTGAAGCGCCGAGAAGCTGACCGATCAAGCCGCCAGCCTGGTTCAGCTTCCGCTCATCCTGAATCCGCTCAACCTGGTCATCATCAAAGACCGTCTCAAGCAACACAGGCGAGCTCTTTAGGTCCTCATTGGCGCCAGCAAGCTTGACGTAAGCATCAGCGTTGGCCGACGTCGAACGGAACTCCGGATCCGCGAACCTGGCAGACAACTTCCACGACTCCGCCGGCGGCTCAGTAAGCCCATCGCGAACCATGGCCGCCAGCCGCGCAATGTTGGCCACGGCGTTGCTCAGCACATACTTGTTCTGGTAGGTCACATCAATCAGAAGGTCATGCTCGGCCGCCCTGATAGCCTCCGCGCTGGCCGGGTTGTCATGGATGACACCCAACGAGTTCAAGGGGATACCAGTCTCACCAGAGAACGCCGACGCCACAGTACGGAGCATGTCCGAGTGCGGAGTCATCGTTGCCTGTTGCAACTGCTTGATGCTCGGAGCATTACCGTCAGCATCACGAGTCAAAGCAATCAGCCGGTCCATTGCCAGCTTGAACTTCTTCGACTCCGAAACCTCACCGAACGAATCCGGATCAATACCCTCAATGGCAAGCTGCGGGGAGCTGTAGAACTCCGCGTTGCCTTCCATGCGGACGTAGGCGCGAACAGCCATGTCACACAGGGCCATGACCGGCTGAGTGATCCTTGACCGGCCAAACGGCTTCGTCAACTGCGGGTCGTAAGTCAGGGGCTCCACAAGGGTGCGGCGGATCTTGTTCTCGATCCGCTCAGCCCGCCAGCGGCCAAGCGAGTTACGAGCGCAGCGGAGGACAACGTCCGGCAAGTACACAATGAACTCGGACGGCTTGTCTTCCTTGAACGCGGAGATGGTTACCGCGGCACTGATGCGCCGGCGGCGACGGTCCCACAAAGCCGCGGAAGTCTCAGCAGAGTGCGACTGGATCTGAACATCAGGCTCGCCCTCGTCACCCTTGGCAACAGTCACGAAAGCCGGGCCGTGCTTGTAAGCAGACACGATGCCCTGCGACAGTTCGAGCCCGAAGTTGTTCTCAGTGAGCGTCCTCCCCAAGCCCAGAGGATCATCAGAGCCAGGCAGGCGCAGACCCTCAAACTGCGAACGAATCGCAGCCTTCCGGACAGCCATCGTGCCCCAGCCCAGATAGAACTTCGCGTTCTTCAACTGCGGCGGAAGCATCAAGTTCAGATCCTTGAAAGCCTGCTCACCGTCGTAGTAAAGGGAACGCTTCAGGTTCTTATCCCGACGAGCACTCCACTCAGCAAGCAAACTCCGAATCTTCGACTGCTCATCATCGGTCGCGTTATCAACACGCAGACCAGTGATGTCAGCGGCGGTCCATGCACTCACAGGAAACCCGCCTTTCTGCCTGGTCGGCGTCTCGTCGTCTTTACGCCCCAATGGGCAAGGGTCACAGCATCCAGCAAAACCACGCTCTCGCCTTCCGGAGCAGCCCACCCGAACCCGCCAGTGGCGCCGATCTTCCGCTTCTCAGCAGCCTTGACTTGATCGTCCAAGTCCTTCTGGCCAAGGTGGGACAATTCCTTATCCTGGGAAACGATGGCCGCCTCAAGCATTGAATGAGCCGCGACCACCTGATCAGTCCCAGGAGTCCAAATAACCGACTTCGGAACACCACCCTCAATGAGCGCATTCACCAAATAGCCGACGCCGGACTTGCCATCAACGACAATCTGCGCTGCGCGCTCATGACGTTCCAACAGCCAATCCACAAGCCAGCGTGTCCCGTCCGCCATCGAGGACATCTTGATGCCCTCAACATGCACTGCTCCGACGTCAGGCCGTCTCGCCGCAGCGAGAGCAACAGCCGAACCATCAATCGCGAACTTCACCGCGAAGACCTGCCGACTGTCATCATCCGGAACATCGTCCTGGCCGATCCTCAACCCATCCCAAGCCGTGACCTTAATGGCCTTCTTAGTGAGAGCTTCTTCATCCCACTCGCCATAAGCCTCACGTCGGTAGCTCTCATCCGAGCCCAACAGCTTACGCATGCGCTGAATAGCCGCATCGCTGGTCCGGTGAGGATAGGACGGGTTGGCCTTTGCCAACTGTTTCCGGTCGTCCAAGTTCGCACCCTTATCGGCTGAGAACTCGATATAGAGAGTGTCCGGATCGCCATCCAAGGCAGCTTGGCGAACGTTCGTGAACACCTCGCCGGGGTCCTTAGGACGCGGCGGCGTGCCCATCATGAATACCAGACCATTAGGGGCCGCATTCGTAGCTGGCACCATGTCCGACATCGCATCAGCGGTGAGGATCTGCGCCTCATCCAAAACAAGGATGTCAACTTCGTCGAAGCCACGACCGAAGCCGGACTCACGGGCGCCGAACAAGATCCGGGACCCGTTTGTGAACATGATCTCTTGCTCACCGTTGGTAGCCCGAACATTCTCGATGTACGGGGCGATCTTCGGCTTGCGGGACATGCCCTGCATCTTCTTGAACGTCTCGTTGTGAGTCCTGGTCCGGTGAGCCGTCCAGATAACAGTGAGATTCGGAAAGATAGTGCAGAGAGCGAAAACGACAGCAGCAATCAGATACGTCTTGCCGACCTGCCGAGGAATCGAAAGAACAACGCCACCGATGCCGGCGGCATAGAGACCATCAGCCCGCTTCGCCAAAGCTAGGCGGGCAGCACCATCCTGCCAAGGATCCAAAGGCATCCCCATGGCCTTAGCCCGGTCGCGCACAGGCGGGAACCCAGTCGAAACAATCCCAGTCGGCCGGCAAATATGCCGCGCAACCTCAGATAGCTTCCTCTGACCACTCTTCGTCGGCGGAGATGTCACTCTCTCGTTCCTCCTCGAGCTTCTGACGCCTCAGAGCATCAATCTCCTTGCTGATCTCAATCTGGCGACGAGACAAGGCAGCAAGGTCGCGAGGGGAGGTGTTCTCGTTATCCAAAGCACGGGCAATAACACGACGCATGGCAGTCAACTCAGCAACACGATCACCAGACTCAGCAGCCTCAAGAACCGTCTTAGGCTCAACCCGCTCAGCCTTCTCATCCGGGCCCACAGCACGTATATGACTCTTAGACATACCGCCACCTCCTGACGGGCCTTGTGGAAAAAACGCGGGGAGAGATCGCTATGCAGGGTGGGGCTAGACGGGTGGGGGGTGGTGGGGTCTACCCCCTGGGGGCCTGTTGCTAACCCCTATCCGAGAGTGAAACTACCACTTTGTACCGGTTTGGAGTTCCACGGTCTGGACAATAGGCCTTGGCTTCTTGCGGTTTAGGAGCCCACCGAGTTGTTGGTTGCATTGTCTGCAGATGGTTCGGGTGTTTTCGAACGTGTCTTGGCCGCCTTTTGACCATGGGATGATGTGGTCTGGCTCTGGGCTGTTGGGTCGGCGACTGTAGACCCAGTCAAGGCCTATACCGCATCGTGGGCACTTGGTTAGGCCAGCGTCCCTATCGTGGTCGAGCCGTTGCTTGCGTACTCGCTGCCATTGGGCTGTGCCTGTCCGGCTGCTTGCCATGGTCACCTCACATGGGGCATTGGTGCCAGATGGCGGCAGGTGCACCGAACCGCCACCCGGCGTTGCTGCGGTCTTACCCATCCGTCAGCTCTGGGGTGTGGTGATCTACTGGGCTAAGCCGCGGTCCTCAATGGTTTAGTCGGCGTGCGTTTCGATCAGTGGAGTAGTGCGGGTTCGAACCGCTGCTTTGCCGCCACGGATGCGCCTCCGTGTTGCCGCTCACCTGTTGAGCTCCTACCCCTTGTGCCGGCGTCATCACGACGAGCGGCGGTGTCCGTGCGCTGGACTGCGAGATGCTGACCTCCTGGGGGAAGAGGGCAAACAAAAAGCCGGAGACGCTTGTGCGTTCCGGCTTGGTTTTTCGAGACTTGTGACCTCGACAGGACTTAGCTTAATTCACTCCTGCCACTCCTGCAACATCTGTTGTGGGTGTGTTGAGTGCGACGGCTCGGAGCCATTTGAGTTCGTCGCCGGCCCATTCGGCTTTGCATCCGTCGCAGTTGGCTGTCCACTGGGCTGGTGGTGCAACGGTTTCGGTTTCGTCGTCCCAGTAGTAAATGACCAGGCATTGGTCTCGTTCGGGGCCGTAGAACCTTTGTCCGCATGCTGGGCATGGGATGGAGGGGCGCCACGGTGGGCGCTTGGATACGAGTAGATCCTTGATGCCGTTGATCCATTCTTGGGTGACGCCTTCAAGGTATGGCTGCCATTCGCTGGCGGCGGCTATGGACCATGCGCGTAGGAGTTCAACGAGCCCGCCTTGGTACTCGTTGCCGGTCATCTCGAAGTGGTCAGCGAGTGCTTTCTCTTTGATGTCGATCTCAAGCTTTACTGCTTTGTGGTTGACGATCATGCCTGCCCCGCCTGATCCCCCGCCTTGGGCGCCCATGTTGGATCCGCATGCGGCGCGGAGCTCGGCCAGGAGCGGTGGTGCTTTGTGGAAGGACCCGTCTTGAGCAAAGGTCATGTGCTCGTTGGTGAGCTGGTGGATGTTGTCTTTCAGGCTCATGCTTGGCCTCCCTTGAGGAATGTGATCCAGTGCGTTTTGGCTTGTTTGCCGCTCTTGTGCCCTACGAGCGGCTTTTGATCGGTGAGGGCAAGTATCTGACTGACTGGGATCTGGGTTTCGTTCCATTTGAAGATCAGGACACCCTCGGGCTTGAGCACACGGAAGCATTCAGCGAAGCCTGCTGTCAGGTGTTCCTGCCAGTTGTCCGAGTCGAGCCGTCCGTACTTGGCGGCTTGCCATGACTTCGGTCCGGCGCGTACGAGGTGCGGCGGGTCGAAGACAACGACGCTGAAGCTGCCTTCCGGGAAGGGTAGGTTGCGGAAGTCAACGATGGCGTCAGGGTTGA